TTACCATATCCCGCATATCTAAAAGTACTAAATAGAACAAATCTTTTTGGTCTTCTGTAATTTCAGATAGCTTTATTTTCCTACCGAAAGTCATTTCTACTTTCTTCAAAATCTTATCAGCGTTCGCTGGGTCTTGAGCCACTAAGTTACCCCATATTGTTGCTGCTTCATCTCTGATAGCATCAAAGTTTAACTCTTCTTTAACCTCTGTCTCAACTTTATCAACAACAGTTGCCCCATCTAATTCTCTTTGTTTATCAATAGCTTCATTAATAGCTTCTACTAATTCACTGTAACCAAGTTTAATCTTTGGAGCTAAATATGGGAATCGGCTGCCCGCCATAACTGTTGGAGTCTGACGAGTATATAACCATCTCTGACTATTACCCGCATCATCCCACTCTGTTGCGATATAACCAATAATATCTACAATTTGATTTACAACTTCATAACAACGCTTTGGCATTGATGGCGCGAGAATTTCAATTTCGTTATCATCAGCGAGTTTTTCTTTTCTTATTTCAATGTGTGAAATAAGAACAAGACCATAGCCAAGTTTTGTAATCTGCCTTAAACAACTTTCAAATTCCTTCTTAGTTGCAGCATAACCACCACCCCAAGGAATTTCACTAATATTCTGTACACCATGTTGTGCACAGATGAACTGTTCACACATTTCATATGCTATTGTTGCTGTATCAATTGTAATTGTCTGATATTTAGCTTGTGCTTCTGGTTTCTTTAATTGACGTAATACCAACTTAAAGTCAGACCAAGTATCAATATCTTGTTTATAAATATTATCAATAGCGTTATAACCTTTTTCAAAAGCTAATAAAAGATTTCCAGGAAACTTGGAAGCCAAAGTGGTCTTACCTGTCTTTGGCTTACCATATATCAACAGATATTTTCCTTTTAAATCCCTAGAAATGACAGTTGGCTCAATATTTAAAATATCAATTCCTGCCATAAGCTACCTCCTAAAATCCGAGGTCGTTGAATCCTGCTGTTGCAGTTTTAGCTGGGGTCTGCTTCTGAGCAGTTCTGCTCATATCCCTATCCTTCTGAGCCTCAAGTCTTGCCTTTCTCTCGGCCAAAGCTGCTTGAAGTTCATCAGCATTAAATTCAAACTCTCCCTCAAATGGCTCCTGTGCGCCACCTGTGATGATGAGGTCGCTTGTATTGACTGTACGAATCTTTTCAACTGGGTCACCAAAACCAGATTCTTCAAGGGTTATCTCTGTAGTAGAGCTAAAGTCTAACTTACCATGTGCTTTGAAACTCTTTCCAGTTTCCCAATAGTTTGAGACAGCGCTAATAACCTTATCGCTTACTGCATAGAGAGGTATCACATCTACCTTTCCAGCATACTGAGGAACAAGTGCCTTAACCATATAACGACCAGTAAGCTCTCCATTTCTATCAACTTCATCTGACATGCCTGCGACAGCAAATGAAAGTTCAAAACTTGCTTCTGGTCTGCAGTCTTCCTTCTTAATCTTGTTGAAGAAAGATGCATGAACTCTTGGGAAGGATACTAATCTACCATCCTGAGCATAGTACTCATTCATACGTAAATCAGCATTGATGATACGGATTCTATCTGCCGCTTCCTCACTACCAGCCGCAGCTATAGATACAAACTCAGTCATGAGTTTCTGCGCTGAAGTATATGCCGGATTTGGTGTACCTCTAGTTGTAAGCTTAGGAGCAAATAAATGAACTGGAACAACCAATTCCTTATCTACCCCATTAATTGTCTGATTAACTTTGACAAGAATGTTACCCCTAAGAGCTTCTTGTGTAGTGCCGTTCTTTTCAAAAGTTGTTGGTTCAATATTAATCTCTGATAGTATACCTTCTACTTTTACTTTATTTTCTGCTTGTCTTAACATTTAAATACCTCTTATTTTTAGTTACCTTTGAAAGAATAATAGAAAGGAGGACAATAACTGTCCTCCCATATTAACTTACTATTACTCTGCGTCAGCACTTGGAGTCCAAGCCATACCATCTGCATTAAGAACGAAATAAGTAACTGGCTTCTCCTCGCCTTCTACCTCAACCTTTTCTCTCTCACCAAAACCCTTCTTCTTAAGGTCTGTGAGGTTAGCCCCGATTGAACGGTCACTTCTGCCAAGTGCGTTCACAAGCTCTGGAAGGGAAACCTTTCCGCCTGCATCCTTAACATACTCAAATACTTCCATTGACTTCTCTGTAAGTTTTGTTGCTTCAATCATTTTAATTTTCTCCTTGTTTAAATAAATTGTTAAAATTTTGATAAACTAGAAAGTTTCCTTACTTTCCTTTTATATTATAACAGAAATTTTATTAAACGTCAAATTTTAAGTATTAAAATTTAGACCAAAAGTAAACCTATTACTTTAGCATTTGAAAGCTTTATTGATTTTGTACCTTGAGCACCTTTTGATAGAAGATTTACTTCATTTAGATTGATTTTAATTTGTGCTGTTGAAGATACGATAATCGTTGAGGTTTGACCGTTGAGGGCGGCCCAGCATACGAGAGCATCGTCTGAATCGTTCAGCTTGTGTATACGGC